CTTTGCGCTATGGCCCTTCGGGCCAACGTGCGGCTTACCTTTAAGGCGAAGCGGGGTGCTTACGCCGTAAGTGGATCCACCACCAGCCTTCTGGGTCTTACCGCCAGAAGCTTTTTTTACTACCTTTACTGCATATGGATTAGATAAAACCGATGCCGCTGACTGGATCATATGCGACTGAATGTCTTGAGGGCTAGTAGTGCTGCCACCACCCTCTTTACCAGCGCGGCCACCGCGCTTCAGGCCGCCAACGTGCTTCTTGCCTTCACGGGCTTCGTTAGCGTCCTTTACATCGCGGTTAACCAGCGCGTCAATGGAAAGCGGCTTGCTGCCGGAACGGGGCTTCTTGCCTGCATGCTTGACGGCATCCTTGCCGGTAGCAGCAACAACCTTGCCGCCCTTCTTGTAGGCGCGGCGTGAAACCGGACGCAGGCCAGTCTTAACGCCAGCGTCAAGAACTTCTTCAGGGCCGTAGTCAGAAGCGTCAACCTTACCAGTAGTCGCCTGAGTAATACGATGGATTTTAGCTCGCATAGCACGACGAGCATTACGGGACATCTCTGACATTACAGTCTCCTGTCTTACCGCCTAAGCGGCGAATACGCGCCGAATAGCATGACGCGGCAGGACATTACTTCTTTTTTCTTCCCTTAGCAATCATCAAGGCGCGTTTTACTGTGCCGCCCTTTTTGAAGCCAAGCTTCTGCTTGCGCTCATCGGCGGACATGATGCTATCCAGCATCCTCTGGTTGACTGGCTGCATCTGCTTCTGCTGCTCAAAAAGCTGCCTGTAAGTACTACGCCCCCTGTCATCCGCCGAATACGGGTGGGCGATGATGTCGCCTTTATAAGGTGTCGTGATGATCTGATCAGTAACGTCAGGGGTGGCGTCATGACGCTCGACAAGCGGGACATCCTGAAGGTATTCGCCAAAAGTGTCTACTGGATAGGTAGAATGCTCAAACACACGGCCAGCGTTTACGACTGGCTTGGACGAAAGTTTGGCAATCCGGTATCCAAGCTTATTGCCACCAATGCCTACAAGGTCGGGATTGGTAATGGCCACGCGGGTCATACCGACCTCTGGGAAACCCATCTTCTGCCATTTTTCCTGTCCCATGAACTTAACAATTGACGAGCGATTTGCACCGCTAATCTGCTTGGAAGATGGCCGCGCAAAGTCGCTGGCCTCCTTTGCTTTGGCAATTCCGGGCCACCGCTGAAGTGCGTCCATGATTTTAGGGTTTTTCCGATCCTCGGCCTCTAGATGCTCGCCACGCTTAATGGCATCGTCAAAGGCCTTCATATCCTTTGTATCGATATTTGCGCCGGGGATTTGCGCCATAAGTGCATCAAACATGTTGTGAGATGAGTCCACGGCTACTGGGCCCATGGGAGATAGCACGCCAAAAACTTCTTTGCCCGCTTCTTCAGCGTCCCTGATCTTTTTGCTAAAACTTGTGGCGTGGGCCTGAATGTTAGCCCAAACGCGCCCCGGATTGGGTTCGCGCATGTAATCAGCGCCAGCATGCAGATCGACCGGCCAAGCCAACTTTTTGCCATTGATGTGCGTTAAGCGGCCAAAACCACTAAGGTCTCCGCCGACATTGACCATCAACCCGCCTTTGGCGCGATTGTAAAAGTCCTCCCAAGACCCCTTTTTGACTGGTTTGAGGTTGATACCGGGGATGTTGCCAACGGTTGATTTCACACCACTGACGGGCAGGGACTGCTTGATGCGGTAGAAGCTGCCAACGCCAGTCTCGCCTCCCATTGGGGTGTTGTATGACTGAGCAATCTTTAAGGCGTGTTTAACATGCTCTAGATTGGGACTGAGGGGATTGTAAATCCGCTCAAGGGCCTTCTTGACCTTGGCGGGGTCTGCGCCTCCACCGTAAGAATACCCCTCAACCTCACCGCCTTCAGCGTAAGCCGGGAAGCCGCGCTTCAGGATGCTTTCGCGCATGCGGGGTGTGATTTCGAGGGCGGGAAGTAGAGTGTCAGTCTGCTCAGGCGAAAGCCCCCAATCATCATCATGATGCTCTTTGGGATGATCAATCAATGTTTGGCTTAGCTTGGCATCAGGGTCATGCATCTTGGCAAGGCGCATCAGGCGCTTTGGCAGCAGGTTATCGTAGAAGTGGTGCATGCCTTCGCCGCCAACCTTTAGGTCAAGGCCGCGCAGCGAACGCCAATCACGGTAGCCCGGATCCTCATCCTTGTCGCCGTGACCTTCAAAAATCTTATCCGCCATGTCTTTGCCGACATATTCAGGGATCTTTTCAGCCGGGATGTCTTCCTTATAAAGCACCGGCCCGCCACGCGGATCGTAAACATCCAGATTGTAGGTGCCGTCATCGTTCTTTTCGTGACGGATCTCACCAATGTGGCTGCTTAGGTCATAGCGATCAGCCTGCACATCACCGGGTGACCATGCAAGCTTATCGTGACCGCCCTTCGCTGCCTCCAGAAGTGCGCGCTTCAGGCCTAGATCGACCCAGTCATTGGTTTTGCCAATATAGGGCGAAGGATCAACAGCCTGCCGCGCACTATCTACTTCCCTCATGGCTTGGTTTCTGGCTTCTCGCGCACTAAGGTAGGCATCGGTATCGTCACCAGCATTGGCTACCTCAAAAGCTTCGTTAGCTTCTCTAGCCTTTTGTGTCGCCAGCCTTACGCGCTCAGGGTCTTTGTACCCATGCTTGCGCGCCTGCTGGCCCCAATCACTTTGCAGTTCGTCAAGGTGTAAGATTTTGTTGCCCTGAACGTCCTCGCGGTCCTTCATGCGAAGGCTGGCAAGAATACCGGGTTCATGACCGAAATGACCCTGCACACCCTGAAATCCATCTTCGCCATCACCGCGCTTCAGCAGAATTTCGCGGTAATTTTCGCCGCCCGGAATAGTATACTTCTCATGATACGGAAGGCGATTGGATCCAGCTCCATGATGGAACTTGGTTTCCTTAATATCAGGGTTATTGATCCAGAAATGCTTGGCAACTTCATCGCGGGTGACATGTGGCTTATTACCAAGCACATGATCATATTCTGACCACTCAAGTTCAGAAGGCTTTACGCCTTTATTGAGTAGCATGTTCTTGAATTGCTCAGGTGAACCGCGTTCCTGCGGCAACTGCGATGCTACATTGGCGGCATGGCTGTACAAACCCGTATCATTATCGGGCTGGGAGTAGTCGATTTCCGGTGATCCGCCCTCAGCATAGCCGCCATCTTTGTACCGCTTACGCACTTTAATGCGGCTGTCATCCCAAATGGTGTAATTGTTCTGTCCGTGGCCGGGGGCTACGCGGCTGTCAGTATCCCGCCACTGGATGCCGTGAAGACCAAGGTCACCAAGAATTTCATTGGCGCGATCACCGCTATAATGCAAAGACGACACAGAACTGGGATCAGCCAATTGATTGCGCGAAAGGTGGCGGTAAATATCAGCCCCAGTGGCCCCCTCGCGCAAATCACCAATAGTGGCGGCGTGACGCCGCAGTTCTTCTGGCTGCATTTCAAGTGGCTCATGCCACTTTAACATCTTCTTTGGATCAATTTTAAGGCCGACTTCGTACATATGCCCCTTGGGATCGAACCTATGCGTTCCGGCAAGAGCAATTGCGCGCTCATGCGCCGCTGCATCGTGACGCATATCAGCAATTTCGCTGTCTACCCACGGATCATCATTTAGTTCAGGACGAGCGCGCTCAAATTCCTCAATACGATTGCGAAGCGCCTCAATTGTTGACGGCCAATGGGCGCGGGCAGCATGCGAAAGATCCCGATCTCCAAATCGAACTGCCCGTCTGAAAAGTTCAGCCTCACGGGAATTAGGATCAATGGCTTCCCCAGTGTGCTTATGCACTACATCGCCAATTTGATTCTCTCTGGCGACCATATCACGGTAGCGGCGGGCGACATCTTCATTCTCAGCGAAATTATGACCACTTCCAAAAGCGGATTGACCATGCCCACGGCCTCTTGCGCCCATGTCAAAAGCTGCAAATTCATGTGGAGACCCATGATAGGCGATGATTTCTTGATCACCATCACCAACATTACCACCACCGCCAAAATGCTCAGGCATAGGCTGACCATAAGCTTCATGGACCATAGGTGAATGCTCTTCGAACGGCCTATTAGCGCCAAAACCACCCAGTTCAGGCAAAGGAACGCGACCAAAGTGCGGGTCGATCAGCTTTGCAACGGATTTAGCCGTCATAATGGCTTTGCGGATCGCCTTTGGGTCTTTCATGGCCTTAGCCCTCGTCCATCTTGTCCTCAGAAGGCTGGATAAGCGGCTTTATCTGCTCTTCTGCTTCGGGATGCATTACAATATCCCGCGCAAGCTGCAACATCGCAACGCGTTCACGGCTTTGACGGTCCAAATCGCGGTTTTCGTCTTCCGTCATGCGCTCCTGATGGCGCAGACCCATCTCTTCGCGCTTGGTTTGCGCGTTAAGCATGTCAGATTGCGCCTTCATCAGCGCAGCCTGCCCCGCAGCGGGGTCCACTCCGCCACCCTGAGCAGGCTGCTTGGGCGCAAATGCACCAGATTGGATCTTAGCCTGCGTCTCAGCGGCGCGGGCCTCTGCTTCCATCATACGCGCATTGGCAGTCTTCGTCTCATTCTGCACCTTGGCCATTGCCTGCATCATTTCAGGCGGCGGTGCGGCCTGAGCCTGCGGCGGGGCAAGGAATTGCTGCGGATTTGACCAGCCAATGGCCTGCAAGGCAGCAGTATCAATGGCAATCGGGTCGTACATTGACGGATTTTGGCTTTGCAACTGCTTCAGCGCCGTAATCTTCATCACGCGCTGGGCATGCGAGGCAGTATTAGGGTCAGCCTGCGGGGTCAGGTCGTAGTTCTTCAGCGCCGACAGGAACATTTGTTCGTCCCACTGCACGGTTGGCTTGAAATTACGCTGCCAGAACGACTCAGGATGCTGCTCAAAGCACTCGCACAGCAGCCTAAACTCTTCAGCTTGCGCCGCGTGAAGGCGCTTATGCACCGCGTTTTCGATCTTTGTCGCCTGCTCAATCATCGCAAGCGTGGTGCCAACAGGTGCATCGGGGCGGCCCTCACCAACCTGCAGTTCTGACGTACCGCCAACACGCATGCCGGTGTTAGCCATGTTGTCAACAAGCTGCATAAGGGCCTGACTCGGCGGCTGGTATGGCAATGGCATGATTGCCTGATTGATGGGCAGGCCACCAGTCTTTACCAGCGCGCCGCCCCCCGGCGGAACACGAAAGATATTCGTGTTCTGGCGCGCCCCTGTGTCAGCCATCAAGAAGCCGGGGAAGTTCGAGTACATGCCAGCATCCAGCAACTCACGCCAAGCAGCCGTAATGGCGTTGGTGGTGTTGCCAAGGATATGCAGCAGGCCAATGTCGTAGAAACCGAAGCCGGGAACGTAGGTGTACTTGACGAAATTCTTCTTCGCCACCGGCAGATCGGCAGTGTCTTCGTCGTAATTGCGGACAATCGACAGGATTTCCTTGGAAGAAACGTCAATCGTCACGCGGTACGGGATCTCAAGGCCAGTTACTTTGCCCTTGTGCTTATGCTCAAAGCCCTTGATGTCCAATTCGCAGTAGCATTCGTACAATTCGCGGTCACGATCCAGCGGATTGGTGCTTTCAGCAGCCAAACCCTGCTGCTCTTTCTGCTCACGCTGCAACGGATCAAGCCTGCGGGCCAGCGCCGTACCCAGTTCAACGTCACGGTACACGCCCAAGATCTGCATGCGCTTCACAGTCGAAGGGCGCATCATGATCCGGTGGGTCACACGCTTGGCATTTGACAGGTCAGTCGCGTCATTGTTGACGATCAAATCATCAGCATCGACAGTCTCAGACACAGGGCGGTTACGCAGCGGGCAGTAATACACCTTCTTGAACGCCGTGCCGCCGAAACCCAGCGTCAAAAGCATGCGATCAGTGTCAGGGTAGTACTCAGATGCAGTAGAAGTCAGGTAATGGTTCAAATCCCGCTCAAGGGCGTTGGCCATCTGGTCTTCTTGCAGGGTCGCGTTGTTGTCATCATTGCGGATCTT